TGATGCCCAACAATTACACACTGATAAAAGCACAGAAGATAATGATTGGATAGGATATGATACACTTATTTTTGGTGTAGGCAAATCAGGTATTGACTTTGGTAAGAAATTAGCAGAAGAATATGATTTACCAACAGAATCAAAACCAGTACAAATTGGTGTTAGATTTGAGGCACCACAAAAACACTTCCAAAAACTAATTGATGTAAGTTATGATTTTAAATTATATCGTAAATTTGAAGATGAAGGTGTATCACTTCGTTCATTTTGTACCAATAATAACGCAGCTTATGTAGCCCTAGAAGAAACATATGGTGATTATAGCTATAATGGTCATGCTAAAAAAGGAGAAGAACATCGTAATGATATGACTAACTTTGGCATCTTAATGGAAGTTAAAGGTATTGATAAACCATTTGACTGGTCACGTGAATTAGTTTCTAAAGTACAAAAACATAATATAGTTTCAAATGAAGGATCAGGTGGTAAAAAAGCACTAGGACGATTTGAAGCTAAATATAAAGCAGGTTTATACTATAGCCCTTCAAATAAAGATAAAACACTCACATCTGAGGGTGATTGGGTTAAAGCCCATTATATTGGTAAATCTGGTCTTCAAGAAGTAAGAGATGCATTTAAAGGATATTTTAAATATATTGAAGACTTTATTGAGGATATGAAAAAAGTATTCCCAACACTTGGAGATGATTGGGGAATTTATGTACCTGAAGTTAAGTACCTTTCACCTGAACCACTTGTAAACTATGAGGATTTAAGTTTAACTACATACCCTAATGTACATTTTGTAGGTGATGCTTTAAGTGCAAGAGGAATTACAGTATCGGGAGCACAAGGTACATTAGTAGCAGAACAAATATTAAAAAAATAATGGGAAAGGATAACAAATGGCCAAAGCCAACAAGAACTAAAACCCCTGATGGTACCATATTACACCACTGGGATGGTAAACTTCACAACTGGGAAGGACCAGCTCTCATACCTCAGGGTGTGAGACGGTTAAGAGAATATTATATTTATGGGATTTATCATACTGAAGAAGAATGGAAAGAAGTTCGAAGAGAAAGAAATGGAGTTCCATGGTATAAAAACCCTGCAATGAGAGAATCAGCACGTCAAGGAGGATAAAATAGTATTATTATGAAAATAGGTTTTTGTGGAACAATGTCTGTAGGTAAAACAACGCTTGTAAATGCGTTAAAAAAATTACCTAAATTTAAAAATTATAATTTTGCTACTGAGCGTAGTAAATATCTTAATTCATTAGGTATTCCTTTGAATCATGAGACTACTATTGAAGGTCAAACTATATTTCTTGCTGAACGTGTAACAGAATTAATGCAAGAGAATCTTATTACTGATAGAACAATTATTGATGTAATGTCTTTTACAAATTGTGCTACAAAAGTAAGTTATATAGATGCAGATGCATTTAATGAATATGCTTCTAGATTTATTAGAGAATACGATTTCATATTTTACATCTCACCAGAGGGACTAGGTATTGAAGATAATGGAATTCGTGAAACAAATGCTGAATATAGAAACAAAATTGATGAAACTATTCAAAAACTTTTATTTAAATATCGTCCTGTTTTTCATACTATTAAGGGATCAACTGACGAACGTATTCAACAAATTTTAAAAACTATTAACTATTAATATTTATTATTATGAAATTATGGAAATATATTTTAGGAATCATTGCCTTTATAGGAGGAATATTAGCGGTTAAGTCTTCTAAAGATAAAAAAGTACTTAAGGTAAAATTAGAAGATAATAAAAAAGAAGTTAAAAAAGTTAAAGCTAAAACTAAAAAAGTAGAAGCTAAAAAGGCAGAAACTAAAAAGGCTATTAAAAGTCAAGACAAAAAAGTAGCTAAAACTAAAGCAAAAGTTAAAAAAACTACTAGTGCTAAGAAGACTACTAGTGATTTTAAAAAAAAGTATAGAGCTAAAAAATGAAACAAATTCTAATTGCACTTTCTTTATGTGTATCTAGTTTTTGTTTTTCACAAGATACTCTTCAAATTCCTGCTATAGAACTTGAAGAATTTTTTTTAGCTTTAGACACTCTTGAAACTCAAGATTCTATTAAAACAATTCTAATTGAACAATTAGAAAAACAAATAGAATTCCATCTTGAATTAAACGACCATAATGAAAATCTTCTTTCATATAGGGATCAAGAGATAGAATTACTAAACAATCAAATTGACCTACACTTGGACCATTTAAATCAAGTAGATAAATGGTATAAAAAACCTTGGACTGGGGCTGTAGGAATACTTCTACTGCTACACGTTGTAGATTATACACTCCCTCAATGAGTAATCTTAAAAAAATAATAAGACAAGAATACGTAAAGTGTGCCCAAGACCCCATACACTTCATGAAGAAGTATTGTATGATCCAGCACCCTCAAAGAGGTAGAATTAACTTCCATTTATATCCTTTTCAAGAAAAAGTACTTAAATTATTTGAAGATAATCCTTATTCTATTATTCTTAAATCACGTCAATTAGGAATTTCTACATTATCTGCGGGATATTCTCTATGGATGATGATTTTCCATGAGGATAAAAACATCCTTTGTATAGCTACTAAGCAGGAAACTGCTAAAAATATGGTTACAAAGGTTAAATTTATGTATGAAAATTTACCTTCATGGCTTAAAGTAGATTATGAAGAAAATAACAAACTAACCCTTAGGTTAGCTAATGGCTCCCAAATTAAAGCCACTTCAGCATCAAGTGATGCAGGTAGATCAGAAGCAGTTTCCCTTCTACTAATAGATGAGGCTGCTTTTATTGATAATATTGGTGAAATATGGGCATCAGCACAACAAACACTTGCCACTGGTGGAGGATGTATAGCACTTTCAACTCCTTATGGTACAGGTAATTGGTTTCATCAAACATGGGTTAGGGCAGAAGCAAGTGAAAACGAATTTTTACCTATTAAATTACCTTGGTTTGTCCACCCTGAACGAGATCAAGATTGGAGAGATAGACAAGATGAATTACTAGGAGACCCAAGGATGGCAGCACAAGAGTGTGACTGCGATTTTAGTACATCAGGAGATATAGTTTTTTACCCTGAATATCTGGAGTTTATAGAAAAATCTACAATTAAAGAACCTTTAGAAAGAAGAGGAGCAGACCAAAATTTATGGATATGGGAATCAGCTGATTACACTAGACAATACTTAATTTCAGCTGACGTAGCTCGAGGTGATGGTAAAGATTATTCAGCATTTCATATATTTGATATAGAATCAGCAACTCAAGTAGGTGAATATAAGGGTCAAGTAGGTACTAAAGATTTTGGAAATATTTTAACAGCAATTGCTACTGAATATAATAATGCTTTATTGGTAGTTGAAAATGCTAATATAGGATGGAGCACAATTCAAACTATTATTGAACGTAATTATCCTAATTTATATTATTCACCTAAATCTGATATGGTAAATGTAGATTCTTATTTACAAAATTATGAAAATAATTCAAGTATGACAGCAGGATTTACTATGTCTACTCGAACCCGTCCTATGGTAATAGGCAAATGTCAAGAATATGTAAGTGATAAAGGAGTAACAATTCAATCTAAACGTTTATTAGAAGAAATGAAAACGTTTATTTGGAAACATGGAAGAGCAGAAGCTCAAATTGGTTATAATGATGATTTAGTTATGAGTTTTGGTATCGGCTTATATGTACGAGATACTGCATTAAAATTTAAACAACATGGAGTAGATATAACAAAAGCAGCTTTAGGTTCATTCACTAAATCTACAACTAATTATCAAGGAGCTTATTTTTCTACAGGGTTAGATAACCCCTATACTATGGATGATGGAAAAGGAGGAACTGAGGATTTTAGTTGGCTTTTATAATATTTATTCATATATTTAATATACTATGGCCGATACAAGCATATTTACAAGATTAAAGAGACTATTCTCTACGGATGTAATAATTCGCAACACCGGAGGAAACCAACTTAAAGTTTTAGACTTTGATGAATTTCAACAAGCGGGTCAATTAGAAACAAATTCTATGGTTGATAGGTATAATCGTTTATATACTACCAACTCAGTAGGAATTTACAACCCTGGAATAAATTACCAAACCCTCCGACCCCAGCTTTACAGAGATTATGAATCTATGGACACAGACGCTATTGTAGCTTCTGCTCTTGATATAGTAGCGGATGAATCTACTCTTAAAAACTCAATGGGAGAAGTAATCCAAATTAAAAGTTCAGATGAACATCTCCAAAAGATTCTTTATAATCTCTTTTATGATGTTTTGAACATTGAATTTAATTTATGGATGTGGGTTCGCCAAATGTGTAAATATGGTGACTTCTTTCTTAAATTAGAAATAGCAGATAAATTTGGTGTTTATAACATTATACCCTATACTGCTTACAACATTATAAGAGAAGAAAAAATAGGGGAAAATAAACATGATGTAGAAGTTAAATTTAAATTTGATCCTGATGGATTAAGCGGAGGGGGAGAATATGGTGGTTATTATGGAACATCTACTTCTACTTCAGATCATAACAATCCTAATGCTATCTATTTTGACAACTACGAAATAGCCCATTTTAGATTGCTATCAGATGTAAACTATTTACCATATGGTAGAAGTTATATAGAACCTGCCCGTAAACTCTTTAAACAATATATGTTAATGGAGGATGCTATGTTGGTACATAGAATTGTTCGTGCACCTGAGAAACGTATTTTTTACATAAATGTAGGGGCCATCCCACCTGCTGAGATAGAGAATTTTATGCAAAAAACTATCTCAAAAATGAAACGTACCCCGTATGTAGATCAACAAACTGGAGATTATAATCTAAAATATAACATGCAAAACATGTTAGAAGATTTTTATATTCCTATGAGAGGTAATGATACTACTACTAAAATAGATACAACTCCTGGTTTACAATACGATGGAATCCAAGATGTAGAATACTTAAGAGACAAATTATTCGCAGCCCTTAAAGTACCAAAAGCATTCCTAGGATATGATGAAAATACTGGAGGTAAAGCAACTTTAGCAGCTGAAGATATTAGGTTTGCTCGTACTGTAGAACGCATCCAAAAAATAGTCCTCTCAGAACTATATAAAATTGCAGTTGTCCACCTATACACTCAAGGCTATGATGGTGAAGAATTAACAAATTTTGAACTTAATTTAACTATTCCTTCTATTATTTATGAACAGGAAAGAGTTGTATTAATGAAAGAAAAAATGGACTTAGCATCCCAAATGATGGAAACTAAGCTATTCCCTACAGACTTTATTTATGATCATTTGTTTGATATGAGTGAAGATCAATATGTAGAATTTAGAGATTTAGTTAGTGAAGACGCTAAACGTACTTTCCGCAACAACCAAATAGAAGCTGAAGGTAATGATCCTGTTGAAACTGGAGAATCATATGGTACTCCACATGATTTAGCCTCTATGTATGGTAAAGGTAGATATTATGATGAACCTGATAACGTACCTACTAACTATAAACAAAGCGATTTAGGCCGACCCCAAGAGAATTCATCAAACCGTAACACTCAAAATAATGTCTTTGGTAAAGATAGGTTAGGTGTAAAAACAATGAAAGGTAAAGAAAATGAATCTAATTCTATAAGACCTTCATATAAAGGAGATTCACCTTTAGCTTTAGAAGCCAAAACAGCTTATTTACAAAATAAAGATATGCTTAAAAAATTACGAGTTAATCGTAAACAATTAGTATTTGAACAAGATAGTTCGCTATTAGATGAAAGTAACTTAAAGGAGTGAAAATCTTTATATATTTATAAAAAAGCCCATCAATGAGAATCAAACATTCCAAGTATAAAAATACAGGACTTTTATTTGAACTTTTAGTAAGACAGATAACTGCTGACACTTTATCAGGTGGAGAATCTGCTTCCCTTAATATTTTAAAAAAAGCATTTGCTAAAACTGAATTAGGAAAAGAATATAAGCTTTATGAATCTTTATTTAAAACTAAAAACTTAAGTGAAGGTAAAGCAGATATTACTTTAAATACTATATTAGAAGCTACCCGTAAGTTAAATAGGAGCGCATTAAGAAGAGATAAATATAACTTAATTAATGAAATTCGTAAACATTATAACTTAGGAGAATTTTTTAGACATCAAGTCCCCAATTATAAAGGATATGCAGCATTCTATAAACTAATAGAAATATATAACTCAGACAAACTATCAGAAACTGATGAAATTATTGCTAATAAAGTAACAATTTTAGAACAGTTAACTGAAAAACCTGTTAGTGAGAAAAAAGTAAAAGCGGACTTAGTTGAGGAGTTTAGTAAGTATGATAAGGATTTAAGAATTCTTACTTATAAGGTAATGCTTGAGAAATTTAATGGTAAATACTCTAATTTAAACAAGGGTCAAAAAGGTATATTAAAAGAATTTATTAATTCGATTGATAATACTCCTCGTTTAAAAGAGATTTATAATACTAAAATTAATGAGGTAAAAAAAGTATTAAATCACCAAATTAAAAGTGTAAAGGATGAAGCTACTAAAATTAAATTAGTAGAAGTAGTAAAACTCCTTAAAGAATTAGATAAAAATTCTAAAATTAACAATGATGATTTAATTAACCTCCTTCAATATTACCAATTAACTGAAGAATTACTTAAAACAACTAAATAATGGCTGAGACTATCAAACCCTCAGAACTAAGCCCAAGCTTTATTAAAAGAATTGAGGATTTATATGGTCCTACTAGTGAGGATGATTTTTTTAAGGGTGATTTGAGTTATTATGCTAAAGCTAATAAACCTGAAGAAAGGGGTGAAGGTGGCGGTATTACTCATACTATTATTAATCTTCCAAGCTTTATTAATTTACTTAAAAATTTAGGTAAATCTAAAAATGCAGCAAAATCACTTAAAACTAAACCCGAACTAAGGGGTGATAAGGAATACCAAACCCAAGCAGATCAAGTAATTGATACTTTCAATTCATTTAGGACTTTTTTTAGAAAAAATTATCCTGATCAATATTCTTTAGTAAAAAATAGTATTAAAGAAATAGAAGGGATGGGTTATAATACACCTTTTGCATTTAAAAAAAAAGGATCTAAACCCAACATTTCACAATATACATCAATAGGTTATAAACCTGTTAATCAAAAAAAACTTAGAAAAAAATCTAAGGCACTTGATTATGTAGATTTGTATAAAGACTAATATTTATTAACATGAAGACACTCCAAGAACAATATAACTTAATTAAAGAGGGAAAAGGGCATAAAAATACTTTTATGAAAGAAGCAAAACGTCTATTTCCTAATATTGTACATAATGCCGCTACATTTAATCAAACAGCTAAAGCCTTAAAACGTCGCAGTATAATTAGTGAAAATATTTTCCCTATACTCCCTTCTTCAGGACTAAATCCTTTTTCTTCATTTGATAAATTTCTCAATGAAGAAGCAAAAGCAACTGAAAAAAAAACAACTAAAGAAGTAGATGAATTAGCTACTAAAGGTTGGGACTATCAAGATCGCTCCCTTTTAGATAATATTAATCCTGACCAATTACAAAATGGAGTTGAAATTGAAATAAGAAAAGATCCTTCAATGCCTTTAGAAAAGGCAATGGAAGTTGTAGTAAAACAATTAGGAAAAGATCCTATGTACTATATTGAAAACGCTGCATTTGGTGTAGAAGGGATAGGATATGAAACATTAAAACAACAAGAAGAAATAAAAGGCAAATACAAATCCTCCGGCTACGGAGACTTAAAAGAAGCAATAATGAATAACTCAGAAAAATTAAAAGAACTATTAGAAGAAGCTGTAGCTGGAGTTCCATCAATTGGAAATCCTTTTGCAGATCGTAAACAAGAATCCTATGAACTTAAGTTCGAAGCCTATTTAGCAGAAAATGCTAGAACAGATGCTGAAGAAGAAGGGTATCTAGATGGTATGAAAGATGAAAAGGAAGATATGTCTGAAGATGCTAGAACTGATGCCGAAGAAGAAGGGTACAAGGACGGTATGAAAGATGAAAAGAAAGACCTAAAAAAGAAAGCAAAAAAAGAAGGCAGAATGGGTATGAAAGACGTTATGAAAGAAGCAAAACGTCTAGGGGAAATGGCTAAAAAACAGGTTGAAGCTAAAATTTATGAAAGAGCAATTGCTGAAAGAAAGAATGCTCTTATGGTAAACGAAGATGAATCTATTTCTGAATTTATTAACCAATCAGCCATTCAATCAGTACAAAAAGAAGTTGCTTTACTTGAAAAAAAATTAATGGAAGTTACTGCTGATAAGAATACTATGGGATAATGAGACAGACCCTCATAGATACTCAATTTTTTAAAATTGCTCCTCAAGCAATTACTGAAGCTCTTAAAACCGAGAATGGTAATTTAATTGTTGAAGGTAGATTACAAACTGCTGAAACCAAAAATGGTAATGGTAGATACTACCCTAGAGAAATTTTAGAAAGAGAAGTAAAAAATTATATTGATGGCCCTGTTAAAGAAAATAGAGCACTAGGTGAACTAGACCACCCAGATTCTTCTATTATTAATTTAAAAAACGTTTCTCATAATATAAAATTTATCAAATGGGATGGAGATGATGTAATAGGCACTATTGAGATCCTTCCTACTCCTTCAGGTAATATATTAACAGAGTTATTTAGAAATGGTATTACAGTAGGTGTATCTTCTAGAGGCATGGGTAGTTTACAACCCAACTCTAATGGGGTGCAAGAAGTCCAAGATGATTTTGAATTACTATGTTGGGATTTTGTCTCAACACCATCTACACCTGGAGCATATGTTCACCCCATAAGCGAAGGTTTGAATCCTTCAAACCAACCTTCAACCAAATACCATATAGTAAACGAAGTTATTACAGAAATTCTTTGTAATAATGGACAATGTCCTATTATATAAACTTATACAAAATAAAATAGAAGGATAAAGGGACGCATTTTTGCGTCCTTTTGTTTTCTTCATATATGTATCTCTAGAATATGCTGTCAGTCTATACAGCATCTTAATTATTATTATTAATCACTATTACGCTTCTACAGAATAAGCGTATTTTCCCAAAAAATTTAGGAACAATGGCAAACAGAGATTTGTTAGCAGATGCTATCGCAGATGCTAAAGCAGTTAAAGAAGTAGCTATCGCTAATGCGAAAGCCGCTTTAGAAGAAGCCTTCACACCTCATCTTAAAGACATGCTTTCTGAGAAAATTCAAGAAATTGAAGAACTCGATGAAAAGAAAGAATACATGACTAAAAAAGAAAAGGAAGAAGGAGATGATCGCACTTACGATAATGAAGCGGAAGCTGAAACTATGAAAATGCGGAAAATTAAAGAGGAAGCTTCAACAAAAATTGATGAAACCGAAGAAATGGAGGAAGGCTACGGCAAAGATTACATGGATGAGGAGAAAGAAATGGATGAAGAACTCAACCTCGATGAATTATTAGCTGAGTTAGAACTCGAAGAAGCTAAAGAAATGGATGAAGCTAAGGACGAAATGGACGAAGCTAAAGAAGAAATATCAGAAGAATCAGAAGCAGAACGTGCCGACGTAGACAAGTATGAATACGAAAAAGGTAAAGAAGCTGGAGAGGATGATGATGTTGACCTTGATGATATGAGTGAAGAAGAATTAAAAAACATGATCGAAGATGTAATCGAAGACATGGTTAATTCTGGTGAACTAGAAGCTGGAGGAGACGCAGTTGAAATGGTAGACGCTGAAGACGAAGAAGTAGATGTAACAGTTGATGTTACTGATACTGAAGAAATTGAGTTGGAAGAGAATGCTAGAACAGATGCTGAACAAGAAGGCTATAAGGACGGATTTGAAGATGCCAAAGATGACATCGAATCCGAACTTAAAAAAATGAAAGTATCCGAAGAGCTGAATGAAGCTAAAGAGGTTATTAACCATTTGCGTTCTGAACTCAATGAAGTTAACTTATTAAATTCTAAGTTACTTTATACTAATAAGATTTTCAAAGGTAAAAACCTTACAGAAAATCAGAAAATTAAAGTTTTAAAGGCTTTTGATAAAGCCGAAACAGTAAAAGAAGCTAAAAATATCTTTGAAGCTCTTAATGAAAATTTGGTAGCTAAATCTACTAAGTCTAACATTAGAGAATCAATGGGTATGGCTTCTAAACCTGCTGGTGTTGCACCAAAACGTCCTCTTACTGAAAATGTTATTCAAGAAGATGCTATGGTATCCCGCTTTAAAAAATTAGCAGGTATTAATTAATTTTAAACTTAAAAAATAAAAAAATGTCAAATTTAAATTCTCTTTTAGAGAGCGCCAACCAGTGGAAATCAGTTCAGTCTGATGCTGCTAGGTTAGCTTCAAAATGGGATAAGACCGGATTGTTAGAAGGTATTTCTTCGGAAACCGAGAAAAACAACATGGCCTTAATCCTCGAAAACCAAGCTAAACAGCTTGTTGTTGAATCTTCCCAAACAGGTGGAGGAACAGCATCTACAGGTAACTTTAATGTTGGAACGGGTGGTCAATGGGCAGGTGTTGCCTTACCTATGGTACGTAAAGTATTTGGTCAAATCGCTTCGAAAGATTTCGTTTCGGTTCAACCAATGAGCTTACCTTCTGGTCTTGTCTTCTTCCTTGACTTCCAATACGGAGGTGGTGGTGCTGTGGAAGGTCAAAATGGTAAATTCACAACGGGATCTGATGTATTTGGTGCTTCCTCTATGTATGGTGTTACTGATACCGCTGCTGCCCCTATCGATGGTTTATATGGTGCAGGTAGATGGACTTACTCTACTAATACCACATCATCATTAGTACTTACAGCACCTACAATTGCAACAGCTTCATGGGCTGATGTAGGATATGATTCAGGCTTATCAGCTTCTATTGATGACGGTACTGTTAAAAAAGTTACATTTGCCCAAACTCAATTAGCATATCCTGATTTAGAAGGTGTTAGAGGCTTCCAAATTAGTGCAGGTACTGATATTACCGAATCTGTTAACTACCCAGCTTATAATAGCTTTGATGGAACTAATATTACTTTGTTTGTAAAAGGAACTAATGGATCTTCTGCAACAGAAGGAGACGTAAAAGTACTTTATGTACAACAACCAACAGATCAATTTAGAGGTGATTTTGAAGATGGTAATGCTGCCCTTAATGGTAACAATGCCCCTGAAATTGATATTCCTGAAATCAACATTAAGATGAAGTCTGAAGCAATCGTTGCTAAGACTAAAAAACTTAAAGCTGTATGGACTCCTGAATTTGCTCAAGATTTGAACGCTTATCATTCTTTGGATGCTGAAGCTGAATTGACAAGCATCATGAGTGAATATATCTCTCTTGAGATTGATTTGGAAATCTTAGGTATGTTGTTAGAGAATGCTCTTACAACTGAGTACTGGTCAGCCCAGAATAACAGATCTGTAGCTGCTAATCAAGCTCCAACTGATGATCTCGGATTTTTCAACACACAAGGTCAATGGTTCCAGACCCTCGGTACTAAAATCAACAAGGTATCTAACATAATCCACCAGTTGACTTTGAGAGGAGGTGCTAACTTTATGGTATGCTCCCCAACAGTAGCTACTATCTTGGAATCAATCCCAGGATTTGCTGCTTCTGATGGAGCTGATGCTGATAAAATGCAATATGCTTTCGGTATCCAAAAAGTTGGTAACTTGAACAGCAAGTACCAAGTTTATAAGAACCCATACATGACTGAAAATGCAATTTTATTAGGATTCAAAGGTTCACAATTCTTGGAAACAGGTGCTACATTTGCCCCATATATTCCATTGATTATGACTCCTCTTGTATACGATCCAAATACCTTCACTCCACGTAAAGGTCTCTTGACTCGCTATGCTAAGAAGATGTTGAGACCTGAATACTATGCTAAGATTTATGTTAATGGTTTGAATACCCTCTAATATAATTTTAGAATATAAATAGAGAAAGCCCCGCTTACGCGGGGCTTTTTTATTTTCCTAGTAGTATACTATATTTATAGTAAATAAATAAATAGTTTTATAAAATGAAAGAGACCCCCTCGCAATTGCCTATACCGGCATTCGTTATGAATTTTCCTTTTACACTTGATACATCAAACCCAAATAATATTTGGATGCAAGAGTTAGAAGAAGAAGCACTTAGAGTAAATAAAGGAGTTGCTTATCGCCAATTTTTAGATTTATACCAATTTGTAGCTGGAAATAGTTTAGCTTATATACTACCTGCTACTGGTAATTTTCAAGATTTAGTTTATGTGGCTAATTTAGGCATTTACCTTCCTCACATTAAAGATTCAAACAATATTATTATGGCTAATTTTACTTCTGAACCTCGACAAGGGGAAGAAAAAGTAGGAAAACCATTTTTTGAATCTATGGATTATGAAGTCCATATGTGTCCTTTTAAATGGGAAGGAGAAGCTGATTTAAAATACTTATATGATAATGTTTATATCGGAGGATATGGAATCCGCTCAGATATTAAAGCTTATGAATGGATGGAGGAAAAGTTTGATATGAAAATTATCAAATTAGAAATGGTTGA